TCCTTCTTTAGAGTCTTTCCACTTGTCTACTCGATAGCCCACTGAAACCAGTGTCCTAATGCCATCTTTAACATCGTCGAAAATCTCTTTGCCACGTTTAGATTTAGAAAAGCGTAGAACTGCGCGTCCTTTCTTATCTCCATCAATACGTGAACTTTCAATCACCCCGACTTGGTCGTTGGGGTCGTGTTGCACCAATACCGCTGCACCGTTATTCAAACGGTCGAGGCTCACGCTCTGCGGGTCATGGTCTAAAATTTCTGTTCCAAAGTGCCTTTCAACACCTTCCTCAGATGAGAACGCAACTTCTATCGTGCGATTTTCCTCATCCATCGAATCGCGAGTTAATGAAAACTCCCGACTTAAATTAATTCTGTCCTGATTCTTTTTGCTCATAGCTGATACCTGTTTTCGCTTGCCATTCTTTTATTTCTGCCGCTATTTCGTCGGGGTCATCGCCCCGCGCTGTTATAATTCTCTGCGGCGATGTAAGGCCGTTTTCCAAGTCCAATGCGTTGCCTTTAGCTTCTTTTTGCGGGTCGGTAGATAGCCATTTTCGACCCTGATAAGCTGCCGCGTAATAGTCCGTGACTGGTCTGCTAAGAGCGTATGTGCCTATCTTAATCTGACCCCGCAATACCGCGTTTCTTACCCACATTTCATATATAGGCTTAATCGCGGATCTAATTAACCAGTTTTGCTTCTCAATGAATCCATCGCGCTCATCTTGACCGCCATAACGAATAGACGAATAGTTAACGTCTGACATATCACCCGACAAACTGGCATAAGATAAGTCCATGCCCGCGCCTACGTCCCGCTGTGCTTTTTTAGCAAAGGGCGCGTATGATGAGTCCGGATATGTTGGGTCGTAAGACTGCCACTCTTCATCTTCGCCTAGCTTGGTAATCGTGCCGGGATTGAAGTCCATAATTGGCACTCCACCATCCAACTCCTCGTCATCATCGCCGCCCGTAATAAATCCCATCTTTGATGCGCCCGCTCTGGCTGCTGTCAAGAGTGAATCATCAAAAGCGTCAATATGCTTGAGCCGTGATAGCGATGCATAAGACCACGGAATGCCGCGAGATTGGTTGGGCCAGTCATTAATAAAACAATGCAATACTCGGTCTGCTGGTATGCGGGTTTGTTTAGCGTTTGAGTAGTTACCCCACTCGTCAATCGTCCTGAACCACAACGCCACAACACGAACGCCGCTATACTCAACGCCTAATCTGGTGACGTTCCCGCTTGTTTCTTTTTGGTTACGTGTACAGTCTAATAATTCAGGGTCTACGTTCTCAACTTGTAGTCCGTATTTGCCTGTGTTGTGAATGATTGCAACAAACTCACCATCTATCGCCGCCGTTTTAGTCCATAGCGACTGCATTTCAATGAAGGAAAGTTTGCCCGCGTAATCAAAATAATTATCGCCCCAATCCTTACACGCAGCCTTAATTGCGTCATTCGCCCTTTTGTCTAACTCACCATTTGCTCTGCTAACTTTAGGCTGAATCATTATGCCCTTTGCGCCAACAATGTTTTTAGACTGTAAACCTACCGCACGTTTTAACATGGGGTTATTTTTGGTCTGCTCTCTCGATCTTGCCCGCATCGATGGTAAATCTGTTCTCAAATATGAATCAATCGAATTGCTCGATGTATCCCAACCATCAAAAACTAGCCTATTCTGTGCTGCTGCAAAGTTACGCTTTTGAGCCTTTGAGGGCCGATAATCTGGCTCGGCTTTCTTTCTATTCCACCAAGCCATTAGACCCCCATCCTTATATGAATTTCGCGCCCACTGTCTAAGCCTTGGCTGATTCTTTCTTGTTGTTTCAGTCTGCGGTATTCGCTCTTATAAAGTTTTCGAGCGTCTAACAATTCGCCAAAACTTAGCCGCGAGATTGAGCGGGACGCACCGCCCTCGCCAAACGAAATTGAATAGCCCGATTGATCTTTAGTTGCCTTGTTTTGTATGGTCGCTTCGAGCGCGTCTAAAACAATCTTGCAGTGCGCTCTAGCGTCAAGCCCGTTTGATGCAGCAAAATCATCAACGACCTCAATAGTTCCGCTACCAATTGAATACCGATCTGTTGTTTTTGTGACGTAAGACTGCCACTTATACGTGCCGGCTTTATATGCGGCTGTTGTGGCTGCTGATACGTTTACTAAATGCGTCCCATCGCTGTTATCTGATGCAGTAATGGAAATGGTTAGCCCATCTTTAACCAGCGCATAACTTAAAACCCAACTATCAGCGGGCAAGTAGTCGGGTAAATTCTTAGTAAATTTTAGGGTATCCCCTGCCGTGATTTTGCTCGGCTCAATTGATGGAATTGCTACCATGATGTTACATACCCGCCGCGCCTAGCCCGCCGTTGTGGCTTTCTAGGTTTGATTGTGTTTAGTTTTTCTGGTTTTGCCGCTTCTGATTCTGGCTTACTATCAATGCGAGACTTTATCCGCGCCCATTTTGGGTTTAGCAGTCTTAACGCTGCGTGATTGTAAACTCGACAATCTAGAGGCTCGTTGCGCTGTCCGGCATGGTTCAAAACCCACTTAAACTGCGTCTGCCCTTGTATTAATTTTCTTACAACCCGCTCTGAGGTGAGTTGATCAAAATGATCGGGGTCATACTTCTCATTTATTGGGAAGTGACAAAACCCCGCAACGGGTGAATCAGACTTATCCAGCTTTAACCTACTGTATAAGACCGTTTTCGCCTCATCCGTTCCAATAATCTCTGATTTTTTCTTCTTCGATCTGCTACGCCGCAACCTGTGCTGCCTTGCCGCTTTAGTTTCAACAATAGACCGTTTGCCAGCCCTGCCGATGCCCGCCCAAACGTACCGCCGCTTTAATCTGTCAACAAAGGCATGAACAACACTGGGCAAATAACCCGCATCAATCACGCCCGCCGTTAATGATAGCTTTTTGCCGCTCTCGTGCTTAAACTCTGTTTTTAAATATTCCTCGAAATCATCCCAAACATAATTCTTTATAGAGCTGGTATCTCCGTCAAATATCTCGTAGTCAATCGACCAGCTTTCTTCATCTTCATCCCATGCCACAACCTCACACTCTATGCGGTCTGCTTGAATATCAGCGCCAAAAGTCAACACTAAGCCGCGTTCTGGTACTTCTTCGGCATATGTCTCTCTAGCGTCAAATAAAACGCCACCCTCTAAGCCGTCGCCCTCTAAGTCTTTCCACGTTTCGTTGAAGTCTGTATTAACAACTACCTGCAACTTGTCGGGGTCGCCTTTAGCTCTCAAGAAAGCATCAACTGATTCTGACCAGCGGCAAATTAACGCGCCGAACGTGTTAGCAAATAACGCTACAACCTCAACGCCTGTATCTACGTCTAAAATGTATTGGCCTGTCGCCTTAATCTCATCTTCAACATCTGAGCCGTGAGCGTGGCCGCAATGCTCGCAAACGTAACGCGTTGTTGATGGATCGTTATCGTCAAATTTAATATGCTTAAACTGCGGGTATTCATACTCACCGCACTTCAAGCAAGCAATTGACCAGTAATAAATCCTGTCTGCGCCTTGACCTCGTTCACCCTCATCATCAATCGCGCCAAATACCTCTGCATCTATGCCCACGCCATCAAATGTCCTAGAGCTAACTGATAACTCCTTGCTGTTATGAAATCGCGCCAATCGCTTACGAGCTAACAAGAGAGAATCACCCTCTTTGGTGGCCTCCCATCTGTTCAGCTCATCGTTTATTAAATATCTGACTGGCCGTGATGCTAAACCGCTAGGGCTATTTGCCCCGCTTATCGCAACGTAACCGCCGGGGAACGTCTTACGCCCGATTGTGTTACCGCTACCGCGCTTATCTGAGTCGTTAACCAGCCCATGCAAGCAGGGCGTGTCTCGAATCATTGGGGCAAGCCGCCCCGTACTAAATTCCTTACCCATCGGCTCAACGTTCGGCTGAACAACCAAACAAGGTCCAGGGTCTTGGTGCATAATGTAACCAAGAAAATTCTCGGCTACCGTTGTCTTTGCAATCTGCGAACTCCAAGGCAACAAAACCCGCTTACAAGGATTCTGAGGAGACAACAAAATCATTGGCAACTCAGCGTGTGGCGTTCTCGCTATGTCGTACTTGCCCGGTAATGCGCTGCTCTCGTTTGATAGATATCTAAACTCTTGCGCCCAATCCGCTACAGTTAAATCTGGAGGAGGGTTAAATAATCCCGCTAACCTACTCTTGAATTGCCGCCGCTGATTTAGATAGCTCATCTAATGCGCCTCTGATTTGTTCATCAAGTCGCTTTTTATAGTCATCTGGCGCATCCTTTGAAATTGCAAGCATCTTTGCTCTAGCGTTTGCCACCAATTCTCCAAACTCTGATATAGCATCACTGAGCGGTATTAATTCCCCGCGTTTCTCAGCCTCTTTTATTTCCTCTAGGTTAGCTTGGTGATGTTTTAACCGCGCCTCCTCTTCTGACCTGTCGTAATCATTGCCATCTGTGGTTGCTACTCTTCTGGCTATTTCACGATCAGCCCACCACTCAACAAAAGCCTTTAGCTCAAACGTGTTCTCGGTGTTGCTGTCGCCTCTGCGATGAACCTGAAGGCCGCT